AACCTTTATGGGCGAAAGATAATCTATCAAAGGGTGGTAAGTATGAAGTTTCCTAATCTAAACCCTCTATGGTATAATTTACCCGCATGGTATGCCCGATCAAAAGGAATAAAAAGGATGATTAACAGCATTCACCGACGAGGAGGAAAGGATGTTAATGATTTTTCCATGACGGTGCAGGATGCTATTGAGTATGGTGGTTCACATTTCTACCTATTTCCTACCCGTGTATGGGCTGAAGATGCGATTTTCAAGGAGCAATTTGAGGTTAATGGCGTTGTAAAGCCATTTTGGGAGTGGGCGATCCCTTCAGGAATCAAAGCTCAGAAGCGAGATAAAGATTGTTGCATTATTTTCCCACATAACGGGGCGCGTATTCAGCTTGGCGGGACAGATGACCTTTCCTTCGTTGGTCGCGGTGGTAAATCCTACACAATGTCGGAGTTTTCCCTACACAAAGAGAATGTTACGGGGTTTATTGCGCCAATTCTTAGGCAATCTGATGCAGGTTTCCGTGCTAATGGTACGCTTCGGGGCAAGAATAATCAACTCTACCGCATGTTAATGGCGAATATGAAGAGTGAGGAGTGGCATGTTCAGTGGTTAAAACCGGAGCAGACCAAGGCATATTGTTGGATTAGCGATGATTTCAACATTAATCCAGAGCTTGTGAGTAAAATCGGGCAGCGCTCCTCTAATGGGGGTAAGATTTTCAATGTGCAGGACGATATTGATAGCGGAATGATTAGCATGGCACTTGCCCGCCAGGAGTATTTAAACCGCGCTGAGAGTCAGGTTGAGGGTAGTTACTATGCTCACGAGATGAACATTGCTCGCGGCGAGGGTAGAATTGGCGAGATTGAGGCGGGGAGTGACCGAGTTTACACGTTCTGGGATTTAGGTGGGGCATCTGAGAAGAGTGACGAGACGGTTGTTGTGTTCGCGGTGGAACATCAGGATAAATTGCAGATCATTGATTTCTATGCCAACACCGGTCATAAGCTCGATCATTACATAAGCGTGCTAAATGCAAGGGGTTACAACTATGCAGGGCATTATGCACCTCACGATGCGAAGAAACAATTCCTATTTGGCGACCTAATCACCAAGGCGAGGGAGCTTGGCCTTGAGTTTAAGCGCGTTCCAAAGACGAATGATGTGCTGTCGGACATAGAAATCTGTCGTCGCAAGTGGGCTGACATCGAAATTCACGAGCCGATGTGCCGTGAGTTCATTGCAAAGCTCGAAGAATACCATGAAAAGAACGGGCGACCCGTACATGATAGCAATTCTCACTACGCCGATGCGTTTAGAACAATGTGTATGGCGAAACATCTCAACCTTTTGTCGGACTATCTAAGCCCATTGCGGGTGAAATTCAATCTACCAGATGCCGTTGGGGAGGCGGAAAGCTATGTTGAGCAACAAGATGATACTGGAAATGACATCCCGCTATGGATGCGACCAATTTGATGAGGTTGTTGCGTGGTATATGCTGTATGGATACGTGTATATCGGTGATGATGCGTTGATTTTTGCGCAGAAAAGGAACAAGGATTCACTATGTTCAAAACAAAATGAACACAATATGCTTGACAAGGATAACTGTTGGTACGTACAGTACGCGGCAGGTGAGATAAATAGATTTTTCGAGATATGCCCAGAACCTTTAGAATGGGTGGTATTTGAGAGATGGGGCAATAAGAAACGTAAATCGTTTAAATATAAAAGGCTAGAGAGGTATTTCAATGGGCGCACCAGACATTCCTAAACCAAAAGCACCGCCACCACCTGTTAAAGAGGTGAGCGCAGAACCAGCCGCAGAAGCCGAGAAGAAGTTCCTGAAAGATCGCAAAGGCGGTATGAGCCAGTGGCTAACTAAAGGGCAGAGTCTTGGAGGCGGAAATCAACTGAAATAATTATGGATTCTAATAAACTTCTAAAGATTTACGATCGAGAAAAAGAGAGTGGCGAGCGAAATAACTTTGATCAGCTTGTTCAAACCGCCGCCGATATGTGTAAGCAGGAATCAAACAACATTAATCGCCTACAAGCAAAAGGCGAGAAGAAAGGTACAAACCGCCTAATTGATGTTGGTATCAAAGCCCGCCGAATGTACACAGCGGGCATGATGTCGAATATGTTTCCACAGGGTCAGAGTTGGTTAAAAATCAACACAACCGATAAAAAGCTGATGGACAACAACAATGTGTCGCGGGCTTTACAGGCTGTTACCACAAAGTTCACCTCCGCCATCGAGGAATCAAACTTCTATGAGGAGGTTAGTCGTTCAATTGATGATACGGGATGGGCAGGAACAACCTCTCTCTATGTCGAACCGGACAAGAAGACAAAGCTGAACTGGCGAAATCATGCATATCGGGAGTTTTACTTCTGTAATGACCATCGCGGCAAAATGGACACATATATCCGCGACTTCAAACTAACCGCCCGACAGGCCTGCCAGCAATTCGGTGATGATGCTCCTGAGAAGTGTAGGGATGCACATGATGCCAATAAGAATACGGAATTTAAGTTTGTTCATTTTGTGATGCCGAGGGCGGATGTTGACTATGGCAGTCATAAGAAGCAGGATAAACCGTGGGCATCATATTACGTATGCTGTGATGACAAAGATTGGATGAGCGAATCTGGTTTTGATTATATGCCGTACTCAGTATGGGGTATGTATCGCGGTAGCAATAATGAGAAATACTTCTGGTCTCCAGCAATGGAGGTTGCCCAAACCCTAAGTATGATTAACCGCATGGAACTAACCCGCATTCGTAGTGCAGAGCGCGTTAGCAACCCGCCGTGGTTAGCTCCAAATGATGGTGGTGTTCGTCGTATCAGCAATGACGATGGTGCAATCATCTATTGGAACGCAGGGAATCCGCTATCCAAACCGGAGCAGCTTAATCCCTCTGATAATCCGATGGTAAATGATGACATGATTCTCAAGAAAGAAGAGGAGATTATGGATGCATTCTTCATTCCATTGTTCAACCCTCTACATAACAAGAGGAATATGTCGGCCACTGAAAGTGTTGAGCGACTCAACCTCTCAATGCAGTTTATTGTGCCTGCCGTAAACAACATGGTTAAGTATGGTATTCGTCCCGCACTTGAGACTGCTTTTCAGATTCTCCGTGGCGAGAAGATGTTCCCGGAGCTGAATATTCCTGAGCTTGATGAGGCGGGAATTGAGTTTGAGCTTGTTGGTAAAGCATCGTTGGCGGCACGACAGATTGAACTCTACGGCATGATGACAGCTCTTGAGCAAACCGGAATGATGGCACAGGTTAAGCCGGAAGTTATGGATGTTTGGAACGCTGATGAGTTTGGTCATATCGTACAGGAAGTTAATATGGTTCCGGTTAGAGCGCAAGCCTCTCAGGATGATATGGACAAGGCTCGTGCAGAACGCGCCAAACTTCAGCAACAGCAGATGGAAATGGCACAGGCTCAAACAGTGAGCGATGCTTATGTGAAAACCGCGAAAGCACCGGAAGAGGGAAGTGGTGCGGAAGAGCTGATGAATAAATTATCATAAAACCATAAGGAGAAGGTATGGATTGCATAGATAGAGTTGTGTACGACTTTCCAGAAGAATTGGATTGGATGGACGAAGAGAACATCCGTAAGGCTTTTATTAATATGTTTGAGCATCAGAATAATGATGCCTTAATTGTGATGAAGTACCTAGTTGGTGTAACCCATTACGAGCACAATATCATTTCCAATGACGGAAACCTTAACTCCCAGGAGCTTGCATTGCATGGTGTGATGCGCGGGATTAAGGATCAACTAAATAAAAAGCCCATCAGAGATGGCGAACGACCCAAAGTGGTAGAAGGATACACAGATGAGTGAAGAAAATGCGACAACCGAAGAAGTGGTAGAAACCACAACTGAGACCGCAGAAGCTAGTGAGAAGGCTTTTGTGGATACTTTTCTTGAGAGTATTACCGATGATGATATCAAATCTCAGAAACATTGGGACAATCTCAGGGGTAAAGATGCTGATGAACTTGGCCGGTACATTACCGAGCTGAAGAGCTTCACAGGAAAGAAGGGTGATATTCCTAAATCGCTTGCAGACGGCGGAACACAGGAAGAGTGGGATGCATTCCATCAGAAATTGGGGCGGCCTGATGACATTAACGGGTATGATTGGAATCTGGGCGATGACTTCCGTGAGGTTGTTGGCGAACAGGCTCCGTTTTACGAGAAACTAACAGATTCTTTTAAAGACGCTGTGTTCAAAGCAGGGTTGGATAGCGATAAATCCGAAGAAATTTATAATTCCATACTGAGTGAGGTTGCGGGGCAGTTCGAGGAGGTTGCCAATATACGCACCGAACGTGAGAAAGAAATTGAAACCTCTCTGAAGAATGAGTGGGGAGACTCTCGTGAGGGTATTGAGCGCAGTATAAAGGCAACCCTCGTTGATAATGGTGGGCTTGAAGAGTCTGATGTTGATGAACTTATCAGCGCGGGACTTTTAAAGGAGCCGAAACTTGCCGTTGCTCTTGGTAAAATCGCATCGAAATTCGATGTTGACCCCGAAATTGGAACCTTGCAGGCTAGCACTCAAGCTGGTTTAGAGATTGAAGGCGAGGAGTTGCAGAATGTGATGAAAGCTGAATATAAAGAGCATGGGCGCGTACTTCCAGGCACTTCCAAGAAGTATGCACGATGGCAAGAACGAATGTTTGGTTAAAAAAAACTTGACAAGGCTATGATAGCTTTGTTATGTACTGATGGCAGATGAGAGGACAAGTCTCGCGACCCCTCTCTGACGCCGGTCTACTCAGACCCTAAATGATAGGCTAGACCTCCATATGGAGATAACCAATGCCGAATGAGCGAAAGTTGTTTATTTGAGCTAATTATCAAACCAAGGAGGTATAAGATGGCTCGTAGTATTAATATTGATGTGAACTTTTTTAATAAGTTCAGTTCCAACCTACAGATTCTCACTCAGCTTAAAGGCAATCGCTTTCAGGGCAAATGCCGTGAAGAGCAGATGGAAGGTGAGGAAAAGTATATCGATCAGCTTGGTTCAGTAACCGCACAGGTTCGTGATCCTGCTGTAGCACAGTTCCCTGCATCCCCAACAAATGTTATTGAACACAAACGCCGTAAGGTAACTGCAACTGCGTATGATGTCGGCCTGTTTGTTGATAAGATTGACAAAGTTCAGACGATGGTTGAGCCTGAGTCCGAATATGCAATGCAGATGGTAACTGCCCTTAACCGTAAGCGTGATATTGAGTTCTTCAAGGGTGCATTGGGTGATGCGGCCACGGGTAAAGCGGGTGCTGGAACAGCGGCATTCACTGATTGCCCTGTTGTTGATGTAAACGCTGAAGGTATGACCCTCGATAAGCTGCTGAATGCACTGTTTGCCCTTGAGCAATCCGGCGTTGATGTAGAAGACCCGAATGATCAGCCTTACATGGTATGGACTCCGCGCCAGAAGAATGAACTTCTGACTAGCACCAAGACTACCTCTAGCGATTACGCGGCGGTTAAAGCTCTTGTTTCCGGCCAGATTGATTCCTTCTACGGTTTCAAATTCATCACCTCTAACCTTGTTCCGTTTGCTAATACAGCAGGTACAGGCGTTACTTTTGCTGGTGCATGGGACGCAACCGAAGGTAATCAGGATAAACCGCTTGATTATGATACAACTGGTGTTCGTGGATGTTTTGCATACACCAAGAAGAATATCATTCAGGCAACTAATCCTGACATTATGACTCGCGCTAATGAGCGTTCTGATCGTTCTTACGATTGGTACACTTATGCGTTGATTCGTACTGGTGCGGTCCGTTTGGAAGAGAATAAAACCGTATTTGTCCCTTGTGATGAATCTGGTTCCATTAGTTTTCCGAGCTAATCTAACGTAATTCCCCGTGGGGCTTTCGGTATCCTTCTCCTGCCGATGTAAGCCCCCACTCTTTTACCCTCAACAAAGGATGAGAACATGGGCTTATCACAGCTTGAAATTTGCAACCACGCCCTTCTCAAAGTTGGGGCTGACACAGTTGACACACTAACCGAGCCGACTTCATCCGCCGATGGAACCAAACGCTCGATTTCTCTTTGTAACACCTTTTTCGACCAGGCGTATGAGGAAGTTCTGCGCATCTATCCGTGGAACTCTGCCAAGAAACGCGCCACACTCACTCTCACCGACAATCCAGACTTCGGATATGAGAAGCGAGCAGCACTCCCCGATGACTTCATTCGCCTTGTCAACGTGTTCCGATATGAAGATGAGCGCGACCAAGGTACCGCATGGGTGGTAGAGGGCGGGTATATACTGTCCGACTACGACACCATGTATCTGAAGTATATCGCAAAACCAACTGACACAACCGAACTTGAACCACTTTGTACCAACGCCGTTATTTGCAACCTCGCACTTAAACTCTGCACCGCACTTCAGCTTGATGATGATTGGGCGGGAAGAATTAGCGACGAACTACATGGGCGAATTTTACCGTCAGCCCGCTCTATTGATACGATGGAGAATAAAGAGCTTCTACTTGAAGAGTCTTCGTGGATCAACAGCCGAAACTTTGAAAACCCATATATATAAGGAGTTACACT